TGTCGGTGCGCCTATTGGTAACAAGAACGCAACAAAGAATAAGCCCTTTTTAGATGCTATGAGAAGGGCTTTAGCTCAGAATCCACAGAAGATTGGCAGAATTGTTGACAAGGTATTAGATCAAGCAGAAGCAGGGGAAGCATGGGCTGTTAAAGAAGTAGCTGATCGTTTAGACGGCAAGGCAGTCCAGGCTAATACCCTTGAAGATGCAGAAGGCAACAACATCGTTACTTCATTAGAAGTCAGGTTTGTAAAGCCAAGTGAGTGAAATCACATCAGAACTGCGGGAGGCAATATCTGCGGTTGACTTCCCTATCAAGCTGCAATTCCTCTTTGAGCCATCAAGGTTTAAAGTTTGTCATGGTGGGCGAGGCTCAGGAAAATCTTGGGGATTTGCTCGTGCTTTACTTGTTATAGGCGTTAAAAAGACAATTAGAGTGCTTTGCGCTCGAGAGTTTCAAAACTCTATTGCCCAATCTGTGCATAGATTATTGGCAGATCAGATCATAGCGATGAAGCTGGAATCATTCTATGAAGTAACGCAGAATCAAATTAGAGGCAAAAATGGCACAGAGTTTAACTTTGTGGGCCTTAAAAACAATCCAGCAAACATTAAATCTTATGAAGGAAGCACCCATGTATGGATTGAGGAGGCACAGACTGTTAGTGACCGAAGCCTTGAAATCCTTATACCTACGATAAGAACGCCCGATTCTGAGATATGGATTACCTTTAACCCAGAGCTAGAAACAGACCCTGTTTATCAGAGATTTGTGTTAAATCCACCGCCTAACTGCCAAACTGTGCGTATGAACTGGCAGGACAACCCGTGGTTTCCTGATGTATTGCGTGATGAGAAAGATCAGCTATTTAGTAGGGACAGACAGGCTTACAACACAGTTTGGGAAGGTTTATGCCGTCAGACAGTAGATGGTGCTATCTTTGCTAAAGAAATGACGATGGCAGAGCTAGACGGAAGGATTACGAATGTCCCTTATGACCCTATTAAGCCAGTCCATGCAGTATTTGACCTCGGTTGGGCTGACGCTACTGCTATTTGGTTTGTGCAGTTTATTGGCATGGAAACTCGTTTAATCCGCTATTACGAGAATAATCAAGAAACAATAGCGCATTACCTGGCTAAAATGCAGTCTTATGGATATGTATATGACACCATTTGGCTACCTCATGATGCTGGAAACAAGACTTTAGCCTCAAACGGCAAAAGCATTGAAGAAATCGTTAGAGCTTCAGGGTATAACACTCGAGTTATTGAGCGAACACCAATCGTTGATTCTATTAATGCTGCCCGAATGATGTTTAACAAGTGCTGGTTTGATAAGACCAACACGCATGAGGGACTGCAATGTCTGCGCCATTATCGCTATGATGTTGATCCTGATACCAAGCAATTTAGTCAAAAACCCCTGCATGACAATTACAGCCACGGAGCTGATGCTTTCCGATACATAGGATTAATGGTCAATGAACCTAGAAAAGTGCCTAAACAAAAGGGAACTTATCAACTTCCTAGCTCTTGGATGGGTTAAAATGTGTAGTAAAAATGAGACACTTGTCTTAAAATCGGGCAAAGATTAAGGGATTGTATGGCTAGAGAAATTGTCACCTCAGAAAATCGTGAAGAATACATCGAAAAAAAGATGAATAAAGGTCGTGCAGCCAAAGGTGGTCAAACGGCTGAATCTAATGGATATTTTTACAAAGGCGGCAGATTTTTGCCAACAACTACTGCCGAACCAGGTAAATGGAAAATAGGAAAAAAATGGGTTAAATCAGGCAGAGAATTGATTGAACCTGGTGTAATTGCTCATGCACCAACCCCATTTTCTCGCAGTATTTATGGCCCTATTGGTCATTATGTTGAGCACCCAAATAATGATTTTAAAAAAGTAAAACTTAAAGAAGGAATGAAAGTTTTGGGAAAAACTGGTGAGGATGGGTTACAGCATTATGAACCAGTTACACACGAAACAACTTGGACTCCACGATTGGCCGATTATGAGCATCACACGCCAGTTACTATTGGCGAACTAATTGAGGCTTATAACAAAGGCCATCGCTGGTTTGATGTAAAACCCGATGCTGAAACAATTACTACTGAAAAGAAATAACTATGGCATACGATAGCGTTGCAGACTCCCAATCAGACGGAAGAATAGAAGAAGCCAAAGACTTTTTACGGCTTTGTAATGATTCGGATAGCAATAATCGTGCAGAAGCCCTAGATGACGTAAGATTTGCAGCAGGCGATCAATGGCCTGTAGATGTTCAGAATAGCCGAGTATTAGAAGCTCGCCCATGCCTGACCATCAATAAAGTGGATGCGTATATCCGTCAAATCTGTAATCAGCAAAGACAGCAACGCCCACGCATCAAAGTGCATGGAATGAACAATGAGTCAGATGCAAAGATTGCTGAGATTCTTACTGGTATCTGCCGTCACATTGAGAATCAATCTGATGCCGATTCAGCCTACGATCACGCTTTTGAATACGCAGTTAAGATGGGATGGGGTTATTGGCGCATTACCACTGATTATGTAAGAGAGGACAGCTTTGACCAAGAAATCTACATTAAGCCAGTTGAAAACCCATTTACTGTCTATTTTGATCCTAATAGCGTTCTTCCTGATGGTAGCGATGCTGAGCGTGTCCTTATTACAACAGTCATCAGCAAAAACGTGTTCAAAAAGATGTATCCCGAAGCTGAATTTGACCAGGGCTTCTCATCCAGAGGAACAGGCGATACAGAGAGCGAATGGGTCACAAAAGAAGATATACGTATAGCTGAGTATTTCTACACAGAACGCACGAAAGAGATGCTTTTACAGCTATCTGATGGCACTACAGGCTACAGCGATGAAATCCCCGCTAAAGACGTTTTAGAGGCTGCTGGCATTACTGTGGTAGATAAGCGTGATACTTGGCGCAAAAAGATCAAATGGTGCAAGCTAACTGCTATGCAAATCCTTGAAGAAGGCGAGTGGGCTGGTAAATACATTCCGATTGTGCCTACTTATGGTCAAGAAGTGCGGGTAGATGACAAGCATAAGAAGTTTGGTTTAGTTCGCATGGCAAAAGACCCACAGCGTATGTATAACTACTGGTCAACGGCTTTGACTGAAACTGTTGCTCTTGCTCCTAAAGCAAAATGGCTATTGGCAGAAGGTCAAGATGAAGGTCATGAGAACGAATGGGCGATGGCTAACATCAAAGCTATGCCTGTTTTACGCTATAAACAGACGGATATTGAGGGCAGACCTGCTCCAGCGCCCACAAGACTTCAGCCAGAACCACCTCCTGCGGGCGTGATGTCAGCTCTGCAAGGCATGAATCAAGACTTGATGGCAGTAGTAGGCATCTTTGATCCTAGCCAGCTTCCACAAGGTATGCAGTCAGGCAAAGCAATTCAAGGTCAGCAATCTCAAGTGGATATGACCAATTTCCACTATTACGACAATCTGACACGCAGTATCCGTCACACAGGTCGCATCATTCTTGACTTAATTCCTAAGATTTATGACAGAGAACGGGTCATGCGGATCATTGGCGATGACGGAAAGCCTGAAATTGTTACCCTAAATCAGCCTGGAACTGATGAAAATGGCGTATCTAAGATTCTCAATGACGTTACTGTAGGTCAATATGACGTAGTAATGGATACAGGCCCAGGCTACAATTCCAAGCGTGCTGAAGCCGTAGATTCTATGATGAGTCTATTGGGTGCAGACCCAAGTCTGATGCAACAAGCAGGCGATTTAATCTTTAGAAATATGGACTTCCCAGGCGCAGACATTATTGCTGATCGCCTCGCAGCAGTTAACCCATTAAGTCAAATTGATGAAAAGTCTGAAGTGCCTCCACAAGCTCAGATGATGATTGCTCAAGGAAAACAACAAATCCAGCAATTACAACAGCAAATCCAGATGATGCAGATGGATGCTAAGTATCGTGCAAGCGTTCAAGAGCAAGTTCAAGCTGCTGAAACAGAGCGTGAGAAGATGCGCCTGCAAGTTAAGCGTGAAGATGTAATGACCCGCACAGATACACAGGCTCACGACACAGTTATCAAGACTCAGACTCAGCTTGAAATTGAGCAGATGAAAGCACAGTTGGCTTTGGTTCTAGCTCATATCAATAAAATGTCTGGTAAAGAAGCGCAAGCTGAAGCAGTAGAACGAGCCATTTAGTGTTGTAAAAGCGCAACACTTATGATATAAATGA